CTCCCGTAAAGGCGTCCTACCATAGGGATTTATAATTTCTGAAAAACTCGGCATAGTCGTTTATTGCGGCTATGCCGTTTTTTCATGCTTTCTCGGAACTTCGATTGCTCCGATACTGTTGTAAATAATTTGAATGTGCTGGGTGCGGACACCATCGACCTTTTCGGCTTTGTAGACGATGATTTTCTCGATGAACTCGCGTATTATTTCACCGTCCAATTCCGTGATGTCAGTGTAGCCCTTGACCTGTTTGAGGAAGCGGTCGATGTTCAGATTCTGCTCCTTCGCGGCATCGAGCGTGGTTTTCAGCACTGAAGCCCGCTCCGTCAGGCTTTTCTGCTCGTCTTCATAATCGTCCGACATTTTGCGGAAACGCTCCTCCGAGATTTTCTCCATCACATGGTCTTCGTAAAGGCGCTGCATGATTTTGTCCAGCGCGGCAATCCGTGATTGTCCCTGTTCGTATTCCTTCTGCGCCTGACGCATTTCGGAGGCATGCTTTTTCTCGGAATCCTTTTTGACAAACTCGATAAACTCGCGCTCATGCTCTTTGGCAAAAGATATGACCGTTCTCAAATCGTCCAGCACCAATTCCTCGATGACCACATTGCGAATCTGGTGTGAACTGCACAAGCCCTTTTTCTTACGGTATGTAGCGCAGACAAAATATTCCTTGTCGTGCGTCCAGCCATTGGCTCTGACCTGATACAGCTTCGCGCCACAGTCGGCGCAGAACATCATGCCGGACAGGATGCCCATTTCACCCATGCGTGACGGTCTGCGTTTGCCCTCGCGTATTTTCTGAACGATATCCCATGTAGCCTCCTCAATAATGGCTTCGTGAGTGTCCTCGAAAATCTCCCAGTCCTCGGGATTGTTCCAGACCTTGACCTTGCTCTTGTACGACTTCTTGTAGGTCTTGAAGTTGACTGTATGCCCCAAATACTCCATTTTCGCGAGTATGTCCGCGACCGTCCGTGACTGCCATGCGTAGGGATTATCTGGCTGTCTCGCCGGAGTATTGATACCCATACCGTTCAGATGTACTGTTGGCACCTCGATGCGCCGTTGTTCCAGCTTTCGTGCTATCTGCGTAGGACCCAACCCGGTCATGCACATCTTAAAAATGTCCTTGACCACTTCAGCAGCCTCCGGGTCAATAACCCATTTCAGCTTGTCCTCGGCGCTCTTCACATACCCGTATGGCGGATTCGTGCAGAGCGGCTTGCCGGACTGTCCCTTGGATTTGAACACTGCGCGTATCTTTTTGCTGGTATCTTTGGCGTACCACTCGTTTATTATGTTTAAAAAGGGAGTAAAATCACTGCCCTGCTGGTTGGCGCTGTCCACGCCGTTGTTAATGGCGATGAAGCGAACATCGGCATTAGGGAATGCGACCTCAGTATAATAGCCGACCTTCAGATAATCACGACCCAGCCTCGACATATCCTTTACGATAATCGTGCCGATTCGCCCTTCGTCCATCTCAGCTATCATGCGCTGGAAATCCGGCCTTTCAAAATTCGTACCTGAGAATCCGTCATCCACAAAAAACAAGGTGTTGTGGAAGCCATTGTCATCTGCATACTTTTTGAGGATAGCCTTCTGATTCACGATGCTGTTGCTATCTCCCGCAAGCTCGTCGTCACGGGATAATCTGCAGTAGAGAGCCGCTATTTTCTCTGCTTCGGATACCGCAGCCGTTCTACGGCTGGTGCTTATTGCTGACTGCCTATACATATAATCCTCCGTTTCCGACAGTCTTCAAGCGGTTGGCATCGTGTATATTACCGTACTATTTTGAAGAAGTCGAGTGGTTTTGCGGATATAAATCTGAACTATCTGATACATTTTCGCGGCTTTTCGCTCCCGTTAATACGAGCCGTTTTAACTTGTCGTACACCGTTTCTCGCGCCGTATCGCTCACCATCGATTCCACAACATAGACAGTGCCGCCTATGGTTTTGCGGGTGATACGGCTATTCAGTTTTTCGTCCATAAGCGACACCTCCTGTCTATGTTATGATAACGGTGCTGAGCCTGAGTATGAGACACAGCGCCGCTTCAAGCTGTTATTCTGCCATCTGGAGAGCCTTGATTGCCTCGGAGCGAATCAGGCATCCGTCAAGACGCTCTATACCCAAGTAACCGATTTTATTGGCAAACAGGTACTTTTCGTGCAAAGCCCTGATGGACAGCGGCTCGCGCTGAGCAATCCAGTAATACTTGAAATCACCGAATACGACAGGCTTCTTGCCGCTTGCCGCAGAGGGCATATGATTGGATATGACCACAGGCTTGCCGAGCAGCGTGTCCGCCGCACCGCGCCAGAGGAAATTGCCGGTGCTGTCCTTGAGGTCGCGCAGTCCCAGAGCCGTCTCATCGTTCATGACCCATACCGCATTGGAGCGGTATTCCGGCTTCAGCGAGAAGTACAGCCTCTGAATTTCATCAAAGGCGATACCCGTAGGAGAAGCAGCTGTAACGCCAACGTCTGCGCCTGCTGTGGCGTGCAATATGCCTTTTGGCTTGTCTACGCCATCACCGTTGAGAAACGCGTCCTCTTCGGCTTTTCCGAAGATACGAGCGAAGTCGAAGGTCAGATAATTGGATATGTCAAATCCGGTGTCCCTGACGAAATCACAGTCCAACATGGTGATGCAGGCAAGCTTATACTCATCGAGCATAAAGCGGGTGGCCGCCAGCTCCGCTTCGGGCACCGTACCGCCTTCACCAATCCAATCGGTGTCAACGGGTGTATCTGATGTGATAATCCGTCCGCCGCTCGACGGGACATTGGCTACCGTAGCCAGTCTGCGGAACAGGTTCTCTTTTTCAAGAGCGGCCTTGTATTTTTCAGCAGACTGTGACGGCAGAAAATATGAACCGTTGGATGTGTTTCTACCCTCGTTGAGGGAGATATCGTCTGCGCGGTTGCTTTTCATGCTGTTCCAAAATGCCTTGGAGTAGCTTTCAGTTGTATACATGGTAAAAATCCTCCTTAACGTTTGTTACAGGCCGGGCACTCATAGAGGCCGAGTTCGTGATAGTTGAGCTGACGCCCAACTTGCTTGAGTCGACCGCTGCAATGCGGGCACTTGATGTCGTAGGCAAGAGCCATTTCAATGTTGTGAGGCTCTTTTGCATGGAGGCGATAGAGCTGTTTGATGTTGTTGTGGTATGCATCGCCCTCAAACTCATCTGAGAGATACAGGTCGCAGTGTGACTGTGCATATTCGTCTGAGTAGTACGAATGCTGCGGCAGAAGCAGAGTGCCTTCCTTGTTTAGCGAATTAAGTGGATAATTCATGATGTTTTCCTCCTGTTAATTGCATTTTTTGCAGGCGTAAATCGCCAGCGTGTATTGGTCGACGTGCGGGGCTATGGAATCCATGACCGCACCGCAGTGCGGGCAGTGGACCCTATAGCCGAGATATTCCTTCATGCTCGTCGGCCTTTTTGCATGAAGGCGGTAACGGTGCGGGACAAATTCCTCCAGATACAGCGTACTAGTGGCACTGACGCTGTCCTTCTGCGGCGAGGCGAACATCGGCACCTTGTCGACATCCTCCGTATCGCCGCCAATGAGCGGATGGTACTTGATGTAGTCCATAACGCTCATTCATCCCTTTCGGAGAGCGATTTACCGGAAAGGTCGAAGAAGCGTCCCCTGCAGTAGGCCATAGCCTCGTCATAGCTGCCGAACACCAAGCAGGAGCAGCCGTATTCGACCTTCCATACAGGAGAATCCGGGTCATTGTTCTGTGAGATGGCCACAGGCTCACCCCTCCGGTTTTGAAGCAGAACCTGGCACTCATAGTTGCCGCGAGAGAACATATCCTTGTCTTTTGCTGTAAATTTTGGCTTTGTGCCGTAGCTGATTTTGTGTTTCATAATGAAATCCTCCTATTATTTGTTTGGTTACGGGCTATTCACCCGTTTGAATTCGCGTTTTTGTGTACGAAGCCCCACGCCGCTGTCCGAGATGAAAAGCTGTGGAGATTCGACCGCCCCCCACCCGGTGGGAGAACGACACCGATACTTCTTTTCCGTCATATCTCGCTCCTTTCCCACGCTGGGGCAGGTATGTGGCAGGTTTTTATGGTCATCTCAAATGTTCCTATATAGAGAAGGACTGTTTTTGCCTGCCACAATCTGCCCCACGCATTATTTCAGGAATTCCATCCCTTCTCGCACCTTGTAGCCGAGCAGAAGCGTGGTCTTCTCCCCGCCGGTATTGGGACGCCGCCTGACCACATGTAGACCGTC